GATCCCATCATAAGGACGCCAACGCCAAGCCTTTCGAGGCGATGCGATCTTTCCGTTAAAGATGATGTAAGCGATTCTTTTATCGCCAGACTTTCCAGCGAGTCGAATCTGATCAACCAAGTCGGGCATGAAATCGGGCTTCCCGTTCTTACCTGAAAGGTCGCGGTCAATGTCGATGGCACGAACCCATCCTTGTGCATCTGGATTATGATCAGACTTGCGCGCAGCGTGTCTTGTATCGCCGATCCAGCCGTCCGAAGTTCTATCTCGACCGGGGAATGCATCATCGATCTGCTCACGAAGTTGAATAGCAGACTTAGAGAGTCTTGGTTTCATCCAAGTATCAAAGCCGCTTCTTCGGCTGTAATGCCTAGACGCTCAAGGATTGCCGCTTTATTGGCTGCAGCCGTTGCGATCTTTTCTGCATGGATGTCATCCACGATTGAAAATGCTCCATCAAATGCAGCTTTCGACACTGGAGTGACTCCATCGTCATAAGTAATCGAATCAAAATCTTCACCTTGAATTGTCCAGCCGCCCTCGGGTAGAAGGTATTCCAATACTTCTCTGGCTTTAGCCATGATTATGCTCCAATCTCAAGTGCGATTAGTGTGCCTTGGTTGGCAACGCCTTGCTCGTTCATTGTCAGCGTTCCAACTGTACGCTTTCCGTACATTGTATAAGTGGTCGCTGATGTGGTTGCTGGTGAATCTAAATAATTTCCAGAATCAAAGTTTTGTGCATAGACGGCGGATGGGACATCGCCAAAGTTGCCATTACCTACGACCCAGACCTGAGTTGCACCGCGATATAGTGCTAGTTGATAATCTTGATATGTACCAGTGCGGTTAATCAAGTTACACATTGAATACATGACCAAAACCTTGCTTGTTGATGCTGAAGGCGTAATTGTTACTGAAAGGTTAGAAGCGACGTAGCTTGCTGAAGTAGTTGCTGTCGCTGTGCTAGTAGTTCCCTGTACTACCTGTAAAACCTTGCCGCCTGCGCCTCCGCCACCAATGGCTGCCCATGCAGAGCCAGAATAATACTCGGTAGAATTAGTATCCTTCAGGTAGGAGATCATGCCCTCCTGAGGGCTAGTAATGGCCGAAGTACGAGCTGCAGCACTCGCGAAGACCATAACCACTTGAGAGGCTAGGTAGCCGTTAGCATCGGCCGCCGTGAGGACGTCGCCTGTTGTAAATTCTTTATATCCTAGACCTGCTGCCATTGTTTATCTCCTAGTATCCCATTATGGATTGTCCGATTATACCGTAAGTCGATGACCCAATGATGAATCCTTCGACTATAGGCTCAAGTGTTGTTACTGTGCATTTCATACTGTTAGGGGTGATGTCCCATGCCAATCCTTGCACTTGTAAAGTTTTGATGATTGTCGAGCCGTCAGGCTGGACATTGGTGATCTTAACGTTGTCAAAGTAATCAAGGCCGATCATTGTGTCTGTAGGGACTGCCGTGTCCAATAGATCAACTGTCATGGCATCGATGCGAATTGTTGTTTCGGCTCTAGTTGCCACATATATCTTGGCAATGTCTAAGACTTGAGCATCTGTCTCAGGAATCATCTCCGTAAGAGTAGTGCCATGAGGGAAGTATTTAGCCGAGGAATCAACATTGACTGCCGTCTGCGCTGTGCCACCTATGCGTGTCATGCTGGCTTGATTGATGATGAGTTTGTCATCGAAAGCATATTGGAGATTAGAGTAAGGAATGCCAGTAGTCTGATTGAACTCAATCGGTGCCGGTGCTAAAGATGAAACTACATCGGCGCGATCCTTGAATTCTGCAATGCCTTCGGTGTCGATAAAAAATGCACCTTGCTCGGCGAACTCTGCCGCCTTGAGGGCTTGCAAGGATGTGCGAGCTGTGCCGGGATCGACTTGAACTGTTGTCGAGCCTGTGTCGATAACTCGCATGGATAATGGATAATCGACCTGATCAAGAATCTTAGTAATGCGCGTGCCAGTTGTTTGACCCGCTGTGGCGCCCGTCACACTTGCTATGTTAGCCATCTGAAAGAGTCTAAAGGCGTCATAGCAATGAATGTCAACATACCCTAATTCTTGACCTGTGGGGTAGGTATATTTGTACGAATCGACATAACCTGAAAATAAGAAGTGCTGCGCCGTCGAAGTAGTTGCCGCGACACGAATCTTGCGTAGTGGAGTCAGGAAGCCAAAATAGGGTGAAGCTGTATTTTGAGGGTTAAATTCGCCATCCTGATCGATGACTCTAACTGTGCAAGTGCCTGCCTCGTAGGTATCGCGCATGACGTTACGGCCTCGGGCAATTTTGATAGATCGAGTCACATCGCTGAGATCGACTGTCGGCGTGTTCACAGGGGAATCGCCAAATCTGCTCGTGCCAATAACGCCGAAGGTGGGATCGCCTATAACGAACCCTAGACCAAATGTAGCTCCCTGGCTAAAGTCGAACGATACCGAGATAGTGGCAGGTAGGGTCATTTGATTGACGGCGCTCCACGTCCGTTATATCGGCTCACATCGCTGAATGTACCTGAGAGAGATGAATTGACTTGAGCGTTAGTGATTGCTCCACCTACTACATCACCGTCAAGAACTACCTGTACGTTCACAATAGCGTCAGCGATTCCGCCAGCGCCTATAGCCCCAAGACCTAAATAGTCGTTAGCTGATCTTCCGGTAATACCTGCGCCCTGTTTCATGTAGTCAGGCACGTTAAAGTTAGGCACAAGTTCTCCATAAGGAAATTTTGGAGCAATCCAATTTCGATAAGGGTTCGGAGCTTCGGGGGTTGCCAATAGCGCGGCAGCAAGTTCTTTGTTTCGCTTAACTGCCGCGTCTAATTCTGCGGATAACTTGAGCGCCTTTTCATCATTTTTGTCGAGCAAGGCTAGTTGTAAGTTAAGAGACAGGCGATCAGTTTCACTGATCTTGCCTTTAAGAGCTGCAGTTATGCCAATACGATCAAGGTCTAAAATCTTTGATGCCTTAATTAATGCATTTTGTTTCTTCTGTGTGTCTAATTCTTTCTTTTTCATATCAGCTAAAAGCTTTGCACGCTTAGCTGCATCAAGTTCTGCTTTTTTGCGAGCCGCGGCGTTAGGATCTACATAACCAAGGCGACCTGTATGCTCTGAGGCTCTGCCTTCAAGCGGTGTTGCCGCCGCACCCATTTTAGAAAATTGATCTAAAGCTCTTATGAGAGGTGAATAAGTCTTTAGGAAACCATCTCCCTCTATACCGCCAAGAAGTGAACCTCCGGGTAAGGATTTGATTTGATCGACCATTATGCCTAAGCCGTAGATTGCATCTCCAAGCCAAACGCCAAACTCTTGCATAGAATCTGTCAAAGGTTGAATACTGTTTCCGCCACCTGATACTAAAGCTAATGCATCAACTAAGCCTTTACCAATACTTTCTTGAGCTTCATTAGCGGCATTGGATAAAATGCCAATCTTGCCAGCATAGGTTTCAAGATAAACTGCATTGGCTCCAGTAAATTGCTTTGTCAGTTTTTTCTGGACATCTTCAAAGCTCATCGTCTTAAGCTCGGCTTGAGTTAAACCTAAGTAATACTTTCTAAGCCCACGCGTCTGACCCGTAAAGGCCAAGCTCAAATCATTGACTACTGTTTCATAGTCAACGCCTGAACCGCGAGAAATGTCTAGGGCTTGAGTGAGTAGTTCCTGAGCCTTAGCGACCGAGCCTGTGGTCTGCAATAGTTTCTGCATCGCTGGACGTAGTTGATCATCTGCTACCCCTGAGACTCTAGCAAGTCCACTTATGAACTGCTCAATGCGTGAAGTCTCAAAAGCTAGGCCGAGATTCTTAACCGACGTGGCTAACTGCGTTGCAGCCTTATCATCTTCAATAAAAGCCTTAGCTGCATTCTTGGCAAATTTGAGAAGCTGAGTTGCTCCAAAAGTAATAGCTAACTGTGCGCCTAATTTCTTAACGCCCTTTTGTAAAGTTGATGTAGCGGTGTTTGCTTCTTTAAAAGCCTTCTTACCTTTAAACTCAGTGATAATCGGGATGCGTAATTCAGCCATTAGATGTTGCCTCTCGCGTTAAACTTGGCGGCTGCTTTTTCTAGCGCCTTAATTACTCCAACTTTGGCTTTACCTTCATCTTCTTTGTAAGCCTTAAAGATAGATCGACCTTTCATCTGTCCTTGGCCTGTAAGAGTGCCAGGAAGAACAGAAACAAACTTGTCATTGGATTTGCGGCCTGACCATTCGTATATAACTCCGGCTGCGGTTTTGTTGTGAATTGATACTGCTTGCACCCATCCGCGCCGATCAGGCTTAGTAGGTGTGAGCTTGTAACCTACTCCTCGACGTGCTTCGGCTGCGTCATACATTGGAAACTTAGCAGTCTTGACTTCATGCTTAACAAATCCAGATGGCATAGCCGCATTGGATGGCATAAACCCTCTGGCCTTTTTTACCAAGGGCTTTAGAAATCCAACCATTTCATCGCGTGTTTCTTTATCTAGGTCAGGCGAGAATTGCTTAAGAGCCTTGCGAAGCGCATTAGCGCCTTTTAGCTCTGTAGGCATCGCTCTGCTCCTTCGCTCGGTCTTTCAACGCTTTCAATAACATTTGAAGCATTGATGGATCTAAATCAATCAAATCTTGTGGAGCGATAGCCGTCTCAATGCTCAAGCGAGCAATGAGGTAGTGGATGCTATCGCGCCCTAGACCAAAGGGTCTGACTCTGCAACCTCGACACTCTTAAGAATATCAAGAAAGTCAGGACCAAATGGCTTGACTGTGACTCCACTAAGTCTAAGGCCTTCCCAAGCAAGCCAATAGACTGATGTTTGCATCTCATCATCTCGCATGGATTTATGAAATCCTTTTTTATGATGCAATTCATATGAGTATTCAAGCCGAGGCGTGATTTCTATATCATGCACCGTATTGTCTGTCATCGTTACTATTAACTTTGCCATGCTGTGCCCCTTTGTTTAGTTTCTTAGAATGTGCCTGTTGATGCAACTGCTACTGTACCACTTACGTTCCATGTTACAGATTGCATTCCGAGATCGCCGACTGCGCCGTTGATGTCTGTTGTGTTATTGACAAGGCATGTCATTGTGTAGAGAGGGTTTGTCGCTGATACAGCGGTTCCCTTTTCCTGTAGAAGAACGACTGTTACGTTTGTTCCCCATGCAGCTTGCAAGGTTGCAAGTACGTTGGCAGATGCCGTGTCGTTCATAAAGTCGATGGTTACGCTTGAAGCCTCTAGGCCCTTAACGTACTTCTGACCTGAGTCACCCATGGCCGTGACAGTTAATTCTTCAAAGCTACGGTTCAAAGTAATTGATTGGACGTGATCACTCAGATCGACAGAATTAACCTTCACGCCGACCTTGTTATTTAAGAATACAGCCATTTAGGTTATTCCTCGTCTTTCTTAGTAGATGGTTTTGGTGTTGATGGTGCTACCTGCCCGATCTTGATCAGGAAGGCCTCTTGCTCTTTTTCCCACTCGGACATTTTAGCTCCAACTCGTTAGGACTGAGATATTGATGTTACATGTAAGTAGATCACCTGAGACGGCGCTGAGGACAGCCGGAGCCGATACCTCTGTGACGTTGTAGGTGTATGAGGATGCAGCGAGTAGATTGAACACTCGGACTACATTGTCCTCAATTCCGTTTAGGTTGCCCTCGTTATCGAGCAACGGCACCATGACTGAGATTGTGAAGTTAGCCATTGGCGAGATAGAAGCGTGCCATCCGTTAGACGGCGAAATGTAAGGATCGCTAGGAGCGACGATAACGCTGTTAGCAATAGGGGTCGCAGGTGGAAAGCTAAAGACTGACCATTTACTGTTGTCAATTAAAGCTGTTGCTATACCTGCTCGGAGTGTTGATATGGCGGCCATTAGCCCACCATCGATCTCGGATCAAGATAAGGCGCAAGCAATCCACGAACGCGTGCTAGGAGTGTGTTGCCCATTCTGTAAGGTGAAGGCTGATATCCGTCGATGGTTACGCCTCCGCTTGATGGTGCTTGACGGCTTTGCCAAATGTCAATGGCAATCATGAGCGACGCTTCTTGGATCGCTGGAATCGTTGTGTAATCTGTATAAGTCTCAGCTGCTGCAATACCGAAAGGCTCGACTGTGTGACGTGGGTTGTCGCTAGTGTGAGTCGTAGTTATATTAAATGATCGAGCATCAACGCCTGTGATTGTCTTTGTGCCATTGTACTTTGTGCCAGCACCGGAGATCACTACTGATTGGCCAACGTAAAATACTTCGCGAATGTTTTGATCAAAATAAAGTGTGCCTGTTGTGCCCGTGTTGCCGTGAGCAATTATGTATTGCTGGTTCTTCCATAGAAAGGGCAAGAGTACGTTGTCCGCTGCGTCGCAGACAGACTGCAAGACTGCATCAGTATAGAGAGTGCCAACGCCTAAGGCGGTGCGAAGCTCTGCAACTGTTGTCAATGCCATGCTCTGATCCTTTCTAAAGACTCGAGGGGTAGAAGGGCACTACCCCTCGAGCGACTTAGGTGGCTGTTAGGCCTTGTTGTTCTTGAATGCGCCTGCGCCGACCTTGGTCGCGATTGCGCCGTAGCCGTAGTAGCCGATTGTTACCTGACCTGCGGCTGTTGATTCTGCGCGTAGTCGGTATGTTGGTGACTCGTACCATGTGTACGCATCTGGATTGATGATAAGGATAGTTCCATCTCCATCGCCACCATTTTCAGGGTCAACAAAAAGATTCAACCCCGCGACGTTACCTGTGAGTGATGTAGGTGTTACAACGCCGCCTGCGTTCTGTGGCTGTGATGCGTTGTAGATAGGACGTCCTGAATCGTTAAGTGTCATGATGTTAGACCATTGTCCGGTAGATACGACCATGTTACGAGCAAATGGATTTGGAAGTCCTGCTGTTGCTCCATAGACAGAAGCTGATCCGCGAGCAACAATACCGAGAAGCTCGGCTGCTGTTGGATATGTCGCAACTGTAGTTGCATCAAGTGTTGCACCTGAAATAAGTGCAGCGTTAACTGCTGCGTTAGTTGACTTGGCATAAGCTGCTGCCATGTTGCGGACAAGTTCATCGAAGAATGCTGGAGATGTACGATCTAGCAATTCTACTGAGAAAACCTGTTGTCCTGCGTACTTAGCAACGCTTACGCTTAGGAATGCAGAGTTCTGATCTGTGTTAGAAAATGCTGCGTCTTCAGCTGCAACTGCAACTGTAGGCATCGCTGTAATCTTTGGAATCTCGAAAGTCATACCTGCATCTGGAAGCACTCCACGAGAGATTGCATCGATTGATGGGCGGATTGTTGTTCCGAGAGGGTTGATAATCTCTGAAAGTTGACGTGTTGGTACTAGACCAGCGTTGTCAGTTGTGTTGTCTGCTGCTGCAATGTACTGACGAGCTGAGTCATCGCCAAGTGCTGCGCGAATTGACTGCTCTGCGTACTTTGCCGCTGTTACTTCGATTCTTGGCTTTGTGTAAGCCATTGCTGTTACAGCAGGGCGAGCAGCTTCAACTGCGGCAGCCTCAACTGTAGGTGTTGCTTCGACTGCTGGAGTGTTTTCCACTGTGGCTGTCTCGCTTTCTGTTGGTAGGGTTTCTTCTACGGCTTCATCTTCAGAAGCCGCAATATCAGTGACGGCTGCTGACTTAAATGCGGCGGCCTGCACTAAACTGACTTCGAGTAGGTCAGCACTCGATACATACAACACGCCATTTTTAGGCTTTGCTGCATTGACCATAACGCCGACTGAAAGACCAGTACGGAGTTCTTCGCTAGCCTCGATCAAAGCATCGGTGCCACGGGATGATTTAGAAATCTTGAAAGATGCAAAGATGCCATCTTCTGTTTCATTAAAGAATTGAGCGCGGCCGATTGGCTGCTTAGGATCATGCTCTAATAGGAGCTTCACTTTGCTTGAATCAGCTATGTTAATCGCGCCACGCTCAAAGACAACTGCGCCAGCTGAGGTGTTTCCGACCTCGCCATTAAAGGGAACGATCTTTCCTGAGATTGTGCGCTCTGACGCATCTGCTGTCAGTTCTGCTGAGAATGTGAGCATTTCTTTCATTGCATGCCTTCGCTTCCATTAGGTGTTAGGTCTGTCATCGCCATTGCCTGCTCTTGAGTAATTAACTGAAGATCGAGCATCTCGCGAATGATTGAAAGTTCTACAAGTGGATCAGTACGCAAGAAATTCTTATCAATATCAAACTTCACAATGTTGCCGCGAGCTGTAATGTCATCCATTGAAAGACGATCCTCTATCGCCGAAACGAACGGCTGCAGGGATAGAGTCAGAAACTGACGCCTCTCGTCTTGAACGTTGGCATAGGTCATTGTCGTATTTTGTGAAGCCGAAACATAGTACGGATCGATATTACACATGCGAGCGATCTCGGTTGCAAGATTCTGGATCGCTTCGTTGTACATCATGTCTTTAGGGCTGAATCCGACTGCCTCATATTGCAAAGTCGATGTGAGATAGGCTGTAGAACGATTAAGGCGAGCATTTTTCCATGCTGAAAGTAATCCCTGTACTTCGGCAGGTGGAAGGTCTGCACCTGAGTTACGAATGTAGCCTGTAGCCATTGGAGTCGCGGCTGCAACTACGCTGGCTTTCTGAATGTCCAAAGCGGCGCGAATTGTTGAGACGCCTGTGTTTAGAATGCCATCGCTTAGAGATTGAAATGTGATAAGTGAACCGAGGCCGTCCATTGGGACTGTAGTGCCATCGATTGCATATGATTTGACGAAAACATTATCACGATCAAGTGTCGCTGTGACTCGGCTGTTAGCGACCCACTCAAAGCGTGATGGGCGACCATCTTCTTGATAAGTCTCAACTACTTGCCAAAATGCTTGGCCGTAAAATAGAAGTGAATCAACGGTGTAAGCAATAGTGACAGAACGTGGCTGAGAATATGAAGGCTGATCAAGCCATAGTGGCTTGCCTAATTCTTCGCCTGTTGATTTCTTGTAAAGCTCAAGTGGGATCGTGCCAATCGTGCCAGCAAGTAGATTGCGACAACGCGCTAGGGCAGGTACGCCCATAGCTTCCGTGCGTCCAACGTAGGCAAATTGGAATGGCATCGCATAAGGTGAATACTCACCTAGAACCTGAGGTGCGTACTGAGCCTCGACATTTGCTTTCGGTGCTGCACCTGTAAGGCGCGAAAGGATACCCATAGAGGGCAATTATACACTATGCGGTGTAGATTGCTGCGATCTGTTGAGGTTTCATCAACATTGATACGACCATGGCAAGAGAGATTGGCGCTGATACATCGCCAGCACTCTTACGCTTAACGATACGCCATGACGAATCATTTACCTTAGCCGCGCAATTATTCATCTGTTGAATCAGTTCGGCTTGGCCGTTATGCACGACTCGGCCGTGGACTAGACCATCGAGAAGGTCAGAACAAGCCTGATAAAACTGCTGTCCTGAGACGTCGGTCGTAATCTGTCCTGCATTGGCAAGGCGCTCGCTGATTGATTGAGTGGTGTACTTATCAAAACAGATCATCTTTGGCCGGTACTGATCAGCCCAACCTTTGATGTCAGCTGCAATCTTTAGGTCATCGACTGAGACTTGGCTTTCCCACGTCTGCAAGATTCCCACTCCGATTCGTCCGTCGCCCATAATCTGACCAGCAACGAGGCTCGCATTGCGGCGAGATGGAGATACATCGAAGCCAAAAATTGTATAACCGCCAGCTGGAATCGAGAGCGTGGCATCGCTGGTCGCCTCAAGTACGCCATGAGGCCACGGACTTTGTAGAGAGTCAATCCATTGACATAGAAGCTCAGTTCTAGTGTCCTCAATCTTATTAGTTGCGACAGCTTCTTCAAGTGACTCCTCGGTTATCGTGTGTCCTAACGCTGGATTGGCAAATGCCCATCCATTGCGATCTGTGATCTTGCAATACTGTGGCGCTGAGTATTCATAGAATCCAAATGACTTAGGCGGTGCAGATAAGGCACGCTCTCTGAGATTGTTAAGTGTTTCTGAGAAGGCATCGCCAGCATTGCTAGTCAGAAATGTCTGAGAGTTAGGTCTAGCGCGAGTGGTAGGGATTGCAGCGGTGTAGCCATCCTTACTGATCTCTCGGACTTCATCAATCCATAGAAAGTCTGCGGTTCGTCCACGAGATGAATCTCGCGTGTCAGATACGAGGTCGAGCGTTGCACCATTGAGAAGCTCGATGCGCTCTCCGCCGTTGGCATATCGGATCGCCTTAGTGCCTGCCTTAAGTTGAGGTGCGTTCTCGATGATCCATGCAATCTCACGAAAGGTCATAAGCGCCGTCGCTCGGTTGGATGACATAATCAAATGCTTCATCTCGCCTCCGTAAAAGAGCCCCCAAATGACGCGCATACGACCTAAATGGGACTTGCCATTCTGTCGAGCTACCAACAACAGCGATGTCTTGCGGATGTAGTTGCCTTTAGCATCCACGCGCATCATGTCGTCTAAGACCCAGCGTTGCCACGGCATAAGCGGAGTCCCTAGATCATCT